TCTGTCACTTGCCATATTACCGCCTCACTTTCTGACATTTGAATTTCACGGACTTGTTTCGATAGTTCATATGGTCAACCGAGAGAATGTTGTAAATCTCTCCGCCAAACAGCACTCTGTATTCCGTGTTATTGATTTCCGACACGGTTCGGCAATATCTGACAGAAAAGCTAAGGTCGGAATCATCCACGGTAATGCCTGCCGCTGTGGTTTCCTTGCCGTTCTCTCCGCTGACCGTGGCATAACAGGAATAAAATTCTTTCCATTCATTTTTGTGATTACCGATGGCATCCACAGTCACAGCAGACTTTTGGAAAACTACCCGCACATTCAAAAGTGCAATATCCATCAGAATCCCTCCCGTCTGCTTCCAAAGAGCAAGGCACGAAGGGTAATCATCAGTGCGTGATGGTCGGCATCCTCACGATGCTCATAAAGATATGCCACCGTATACAGCACTGCTGTCTTTGCATTACGCTCAGAATTGAGCGTATTAACATCATCGGTTCTCATAATATCCATACAGATTTTCTCCGCACTGGAGATCAGATACTCGATTAGCGAATCATCATCTGCAAAATCCACACGGAGATACTGCTTCATTTCATCTAATGCTACAAGCATATTTATCACCACCTCAATCCATAAAAAGTGGCGATGTGGTTACTGTTCCACACCGCCTGTATATTATTGTTTCTTACTCAGACTTCAACTTCAAAATCTGTACGGCTTCCGGCAGAATCAGCTTGCCGTCCACTCGTTCCTTTGCAACATAACCAATCATGCCGTTGCCTGCGAACAACTCACGAAGTTCAGCGAAAGAACGGCTGCCGCGGTCACCGATGTTGTAATACTTGTAATCGCCAAAAGCGATGGCATCAGTCGGTGCATAGGCAGAGGTATGAATTGCATAACCGAGCAGACGGTCGGGCTCTCCTGCCTGATAGGACGGCTGCCAGATATAGGCTCCGTTATTGTCCTTCAGCTTGCGAAGTGCAGATAAGGTCTGGTCATTCAAAATGAAGGATGCATTCTTACGATACGGACGCTTCAGTTTCCCTACCAAATCCAGCATATCGTCAGACTTAAGGGCAGCTATCAAAGTGCCTGCAATCTGACCACCGCCAGTAGCAGCGAACAAACCAAGTGGTTTTCCAGTGCCGTCACCATTAAGGAACGCATCCTCCTCGGCATTGGCGAGAGCCTTACCAAACTGTGTGATGATGTAGTTCTCAAGACCGAACGCATTATCATACAGAAGTTCCTCTGTTACCTTGATTGCCACATGGAGTTTGTGTGCATCCAAAAGGATCTGATCAAAGGTTGCTTCTCCCCAGCTAAGTGCGCCGCCCTCCTCAATCCAAGATGCCGCAGGCTTGGTGGCTGCGATATTGATTTTATGCTCACCGCTTGTAGTAATCTTGGTAGCAAGGTTACGCATGATATTTTCTTCTGTCAAAATATCAATCAAGCGATGGTCATATTCCTCCGGCACAAGATAACCGCCATCGGCATCCACACCCTCCTGCAAAACATTGCTGACACGCTTGAAGTTGGAGCGGAATGCATCCAGCATAGCGGTTTTATACGCATTCGATGCACGGCCTGTTTTTTCCTCCGGCTCTTTGCCCATACCCGGCTTGGAAGTGAGCGGCTTGTTGATAGGCTTAGAAAGTTCTGCCTCCATCTGCTCCTGACGCTCCAAACGGCTGATTTCCTTGCCAAGGTCATTGATTTCCTGTTCCATCTTGGAATAGGTGGCATCGTCCTCTGCGGTCAGGGTACCCTTATCGGTACGATGGGAATCTAAAAATGCCTTTGCTGCATTCCATGCGGTACTGCGTTTTTCTCTCAGTTCTAAAATAGTCATAATAAAAATCCTCCTTAAATGTGTTGTTTGATAATATCGAGACGCTCCATGAGCGAATCAATGCTTCGTTCTGTGCTTTCCGGCACAGGTGGTTTCTTTTGGATATGACACTTTTTCGCAATCTTATCCATCAGTGAATTGGTCACTGCCACTTGGGAATACATCATAGAAATCTGAGGCTGTTCTACATTTTCCGTATTCTCACCACGATTCATGATTTCATCAGCAAAGCCAAGTTCTACAGCCTTGTTTGCGTTCATCCAACTTTCCGCATCCATAAGGTGGGACAGTTTGGCACGGCTCATGCCTGTTTTGATTTCATAGGCATTGATGATTGATTCCTTGACTTCCGAAAGCATATCAATGGCTTTCTGCATATCGCCCATGTCACCAAAAGCGATGGTTGCAGGGTTGTGAATCATCATCATAGAAACAGGGGATACCACTACCTTTGTGCCTGCCATTGCAATGACAGATGCCGCCGAAGCTGCAATTCCGTCAATCTTGACCGTAATATTTCCTTTGTAGTCCATCAGCATATTGTAGATTTGTGCAGCCGCCACGCAGTCACCGCCGGGGCTGTTAATCCACACGGTAATGTCACCGCTGTCGGCCAACAGTTCCTCCTTGAAAAGCTGTGGTGTGACATCATCATCAAACCAGCTTTCCTCTGCGATTGTGCCGTTTAGAAACAGTGTCCTCTCCGCTTTCTGTTCCTGCGTTTCCTGATTGGTCACTGTCCTGTTCTTCCAGTTCCAAAACTTCTTCATCGGTTTTTTCCTCCTCTCCGCCAGTTCCTGCACTGGCTGCAAAAATGCCTGCATCTGCAAGCTTTGTCATATTTCCGTTTATCAGATATAGGTCACCTCCATCCTCCGTTGGGATAAGGTCGAGATTTTCCAGTTCTCTAATATCGTTGGCGCTCATCCAGCCGTTCTGCCTTGCCGTAGCATAGCCGCTCATACGGCTTGCGTAATCACCACGAAGCAGTCCGTCCACATTGAATTTGATAAAATAATCCTTTTTATCCTTTTCAGAAATCAAAGCACGGATAAGTGATTGCTCCCAACGAACCAGCCATGGTTCCAAGGTGTATTTCACAAACTCCAAGGACTGCTGCTCAATATTAGAAAAGCTCGACTTCTCCAAATCTCCTACCATGTGAGGAGGGACTCGGAAAATTCGAGCAATCTCGTCTATCTGAAATTTTCGTGTTTCCAAAAACTGTGCCTGCTCCGGGGAAATGGAAATCGGTGTGTACTTCATTCCTTCTTCCAGAATTGCCACCTTGTTGGAATTGTGACTGCCGCCGAAACCTTTATTCCAGCTTTCTCTGATAGCATCTGGGTTCTTGACCGTTCCCGGATACTCCAAAAGTCCGCCCGGTGTCGCACCATTTGCAAAGAACTTGGCACCATATTCCTCTGTGGCAATGGAGAGTCCGATAGCATTTTTCGCCATTGCAATGGGCGAATATCCCACAAGACCATCAAATCCAAGTCCCGGAACATGAAGCACATCCGATGGCTTTAGGATAACCGTTCCACTTTTCATGGTATGAGCATCGGAATCCGACACTTGGTATTGATAATAGATATTTCCCTTATCATCTCTGTCCACGCTCATGCGGTTTGGCATCAGCGGATACAGTGCTACCACCTCACCCTTGCCGTTTCGGATAATCTGCGAGTAGGCATTTCCCCACAGTAATAGGTGGGTCATAAGAGTTTCCCGAAAGACAAAGGATGTCATTTCTGGGTTTGGCTCATCATGCAGTAAAAAATACAGTGAATTGTCCACTGCTTTTTCTTTGCCCCCACTGTCGGTATAGCGATACAGGTGCAGTGGCAGTCCTGCAATGGACTCCGATAAAATCCTCACGCAGGCATACACCGCCGTCATCTGCATAGCAGACCGTTCATTGACAGGCTTTCCTGCCGTAGAGCCTCCAAATAAAAATCGGTAGGCACTGCCCGATGTACTGTCGGTCACAGGCTTATCCCTTGACCGAAACAGTCCCGATAAGATTCCCATAAGCATTCACACTCCTTTCAAAAATGGGCATAAGAAAAGCACCTACCGTTTCTGATAGATGCTCTCATCATTATTTCTGATTTATAAAATCCTCAAATGCTTTTAATGCATTAATGCAGGTTTTACTTGACCGCATTCCAATAGCTTCATATTCTCCGCCATAATCATACTTAGAAACAATGAAATGAATGTCTTTTGTTAGCTCTGCAAGCGTAATATTTTCGTTCTTACATACAAGTTCAATACGGTTATAGTAGCTATATACCGTACTTTTTCGTCCGGATTTTGTGTATTCTGAAAATCCCTGCGATACCAAATAGTCATAGAATTCTTTTAGCATAAGAAACAACCACCTCCATAAAGCAATTGTACCACATTATCGTGCAGCCGAATTATGATTTTTTAAAATCATAGGCGGTTGCACATCTGCATCAGATAAACAAAATTCCTCGCTCGTCATAAACCGATGCACCACTGTCGGCACCACAGCGAATGGCTCTGTCCAGTCCCATAATCGTGGCAATGGCACCGTCAATCTTCTCCGTGGATTTTTCCTTGTCTGCCTTGATGTTTCCGGCAGGGTCGGT